GGGCGTAGACCTCCATAAAGAGGAGGCGTGACAATGCCGCAGACGAATTTTGACCGGATCACCGCCTCCCCGGAGGTGCTGGCCGCTTTCCTGGCCTCCCTCCCCTGCCTGGACGCCCCGTGGGATGACGCTTTCCACCGGGTTTTCTGCGACAACTGCCCAACAACGGACTGCCCGCAGGTATGCCCGCACGAGGCGGAGCGGAACAGCCCGGCGTGGTGGCTGAAACTGGAGGCTACAAAATAATGGAAGTAACTGTAAATATGAGCGCCGAGGAGTTCCTGGAGTTCATGGCCTGGCAAAAGGACAGAAACCACTACAACGCGGAAATGGACGCGCAGCATAGAAAGTGGGAAATGCTGGCAAATAAAGCCTGCTGGGCCATCGAGAAAGATCCGAAACGGCCCGGAAAGGTCAAGATCGTGGATCAGGAACACGCGGCGGAGCTGCTGGAGCTGGCAAATGACTACCTATCATAAAAAGAAAACCACCTGCGCCCGGTGCTGACAACACGGCGCAGGTGGACAGATACGAGGCGGCGCGGAGGCCGTCCTGGATAGCTGTATTATAGCATACTCCCGGACGGCCTGCAAGCCGCAAAATTTGACGGGGCTGCGGCCCCGTATAGCTCCGGTAAGAGCAATTAGTAAAGTGACCAGCAGGCCAAAAGGAGGAGAACACCATGGCCTATGTCCATAGGCGGGTAAAGGCTGGCCGCACCATCGAACACAGGAAAATGCAGTCATACCGGATCCACACCAAGGGGGTCCAGAGGGGGCCGAACCACGGGACCACATCGGAAAAGCAGGCCAAGATCAACGAGCGGGTGGCAGAAGAACACCTGCGCTGGGACCTCAACGCCAATTTCGGACACCGGGATCTCCACGCCGTCCTCCACTACTACGCCAAGGACACCAGCTTTGAGGAAATACTGGAACACAAAGCCGTTTTCCTGCGGAACCTGCGGAAGATCTGCAAAAAACGCGGGATCAAGTACAAGGCCGTGGTGGTCATCGAAACCAAAAGGATGACAAATCCGCACATTCATGTGGTAATAACGCGCATGGATCCGGAGATCATCACGGAGGCGTGGGAATTTGTACCAAAGGGCGGCGGGGGTGTCAGCTTCAAGCCGTTGGACCGCCGCGGGAACCATGAAAAGTTGGCCTCCTATCTGGCCAAGGAAAGCCGGTCCACCATGGAGAAGTACCGGGAGGCAGGAAAGCGTGGAAAGCGGTACAGCAAGACCCAAAACATGGACAAGCCCGTGATTACATACACCCCCGTGCCTGCCTCCTCCTGGCGCAAGGAGCCAAGGGCCAGCAAGGGCGCCGTGCTGTACAAGTTCGATGACGGATCCACCACCCGGAGCGGGTGGCATGAGATCAGCGGCTACCCATACCAGGAATATTTCGAGGTTTTCAACGAATAGGAGGACAAGCCCATGAAAATTTACATAGCGGGAAAGATTGCCGGGGATCGGCGTTATCGGGCCAAGTTCCGGGAGGCAGCCAAGGACCTGGAGGCGGCGGGCCATGTAGTCCTGAACCCTGCCACCCTGCCGGACGGCCTGACCGACGGGGACTATATGCGGATCGCACTGGCCATGCTGGAGGCGTCGGACCTGGCCGTGTTCCTCCCGGACTACCGGGAGAGCCGGGGCGCCATGGTGGAATGGGCCTGGTGCCAGCGGACCGGGAAAGAGTGCGCTCTGTATCTGGAAATGACAGGAGGGAGAACAAAGTGAAAGACTTTGCGGAAGCATACAAAGCGGCCCACGCAAAAGCGCGGGAATACCTGGGGGTAAAAAGGGCCGGATGGGCAGCGCCGGGGAAACGGACGCGGGAAAATCATGCAATCCTAATCCCGCGCCGGGAGGCTGTGGACATGGCGAACAACCTGGCAACAGCAATCTACGCCAAGGAGGTATATATAACCTGGGCCATGAATCTGCGGGGCTTTATGGTGCAACTGGCCACGGGAGAATACGACGCCATGACATGCCGGGAATGTGGCGGCATTTTCCGCGCTGGGTGGATGAATGGGAAATGCCCATACTGTGAGGCGAAGCAGGCAGCCACCGGGTATGTGGACGGCATGAGAGAGGCGGCAGAAAAATGAGCAAAGCGCAGATCAGTATGTGGGAGGAAAAGATTGTGGACAGTTTCGCCGGCGGCGGTGGAGCTTCCACGGGAATTGAGCTGGCCACGGGCCGGGTGGTGGACATAGCGATCAACCACGATCCAGACGCCATTTTAATGCACAAGACCAACCACCCGCACACCGTACACTATCAGGCCAGCGTGTGGGATGTGGACCCGCTCGAAGTCACCGGCGGCAGCCCGGTGGGCCTGTTGTGGGCCTCCCCTGACTGCAAGCATTTTTCCAAGGCCAAGGGAGGAAAGCCCGTGAACAAGCGGATCCGGGGACTGGCCTGGATCGTTCTGCGCTGGGCGGGAACGGTCCGCCCCCGCGTGATCATCCTGGAAAATGTCGAGGAGTTCCAGACATGGGGGCCAGTGCGCCGCGGACACCCGGTAAAGGCAAAGACCGGGCAAACATTCCGGCGGTTTATTGGCCAACTGGAGGGACTGGGCTATGCCGTAGAGTGGCGGGAACTGGTGGCGGCGGACTATGGAGCGCCAACCACCCGCAAACGGTTTTTTCTGATCGCCCGCTGCGACGGGAGGCCCATTGTGTGGCCGGAACCCACCCACGCGCCGGCGGACAGCCGGGAGGTGCTGGAGGGGCGGAAAAAGCCGTGGCGGAGCGCGGCGGAGATCATAGACTGGAGTCTCCCCTGCCCCTCCATTTTCGACACGCGGGAGGAAATCCGGGAGAAATACGGCCTTTCCGCCCAGCGGCCACTCCGGCCCAATACCATGCGCCGGGTGGCCAGAGGCGTGGACAAGTTCGTGATCAAATCCGCTGCCCCGTTTATCGTACCAATGGGCTACGGGGAGCGGAACGGACAGGCCCCACGAGTTCACAATATCGCAGACCCAGCGCCCACGGCGGTGGGGAAAGGCAAGCATGGAGTTTGCGGCCCGGCCATGGTGCCATGGACGGTGACAAACACAACCAACTCCACGGGGCACCCCGCCAATGAGCCGATAGACACGGCACGGACCGGCGGCGGAGGCGGTCAAATGTTTTTAGGGGCCTCCCTGATCCAGTATCACACGGAGCAGTCGGAGCATGTGAGAGGCCAGGAGATCACCGGGCCGATCATGACCATTGACGCAGCCAACCGCTACGGCCTGACGGCGGCAAGCCTGGTCAAATACTACGGGAACGACCGGCACGGCCAGAACATCCAGGACCCGCTCCACACGGTAATATCCAAGGACCACGAGGGCCTGACAACTGCGCACCTGGTCAAGATGAAAGGCACCAACCTGGGAGGGCCTGCCACGGAGCCGGTGCAAACCATCACCGCGGGAGGAGGCCATCATGGCGTGGTAACCACGCGGATCACCAGAGCGGAGCCGGGAGCAGATCTCAAACACTGGCCGGAGATCCGGGAACTGCTGAATACATATTGCGGCTATGACCTGGGGCCGGAGGATGTGATCCTGCTCCAGATCGGCGGTGTCTGGTATTTCATGGCGGACATTGGCCTGCGCATGCTGACGCCGCGGGAACTGTACAGAGCCAACGGCTTCCCGGATGATTACAAGATCGAGCGGGACTATACCGGCCAAACCTACGGGAAAAGCAAGCAGGTGGCCAGATGTGGCAACGCCGTGCCCCCTCCCTTTGCCGCGGCCCTGGTGCGGGCCAACCTGCCGGAGTGGTGCGCAGGGGTGGAGATCAGCACCATGGAGGAACTGGAAAGGGCGGTGGCGGTGTAATGCTGGAAATCGTCCCCATGACATTGCGGGAGGCCAACGCCTTTGTGGAGCAAAACCACCGCCATCATGGCCCGGTGGCCGGGCATAAATTCTCCATAGGGCTTTCGGACGGAGAGCAGATCGTGGGCGTTGCCATTATAGGGCGCCCGGTATCACGCCACCTGGATGATGGGTGGACCCTGGAGGTAAACCGCCTTTGTACTGACGGGAGCCGCAACGCCTGTTCCATGCTGTATGCCGCAGCCTGGAGGGCGGCGCGGGCAATGGGGTATAAGCGCCTGGTGACATATATCCTGGAGAGCGAAAACGGGGCAAGCCTGCGGGCAGCCGGGTGGAAATGCGTGGGGCAGGCCGGCGGCCTACGCTGGACCGGACGCCGGAGGCCGGAGGTAGACCTGTACCCAGCACAAATGAAAATCCGTTTTGAACGGACGGCGGAATGAGGTGGAGCCATGAACGGAAAGAAAAACATGCGCCGGATCAGCGTCCTGGTGACCGCGCAGACGGCCTACAACCTGGACAAGCTGGCGGCCATGTGTGGCTACCGGGAGCGGGGCCATGTGATCGACAAGCTGGTGAGAGAAAAAATGCTGCAACTGAACGGAGGAAAGCGACATGAACAAAACGAAAATTGACTGGGCCACCATGAGCTGGAACCCCGTAACTGGGTGCCGCCATGGGTGCCCATACTGCTACGCCAGACGGACCGCCCGCCGATTTGACGCCGGGTGTGTAGATCCCACCCAGCTGCCTGGCGGCCTCCATGTGCTGACGGAGAAAATCAAGGCCACGCCCTACCCATACGGGTTTGAGCCTACCATGCACCGCTACCGGCTGAACCAGCCGGAGCGCCAGGAGGAGCCGCAGACGGTTTTTGTGTGCAGCATGGCGGACCTGTTTGGCAGATGGGTGCCCACCTCCTGGATCGTGGAGGTCCT